TTAGATACTTAGATGATGAACACGCAGAGGTATGGAAGAGATTTATTGATTCTACTCCGGGCAAGTCTATACCGAGAGGTTTAGCTAAACGCCCTGTTATGACTTTACCGTATGGTTCTACTCAACAATCGTGTAGAGAATACATATACCGATACATGGTTGAAGATGCTGGAGATTTCTTTGACAGGAAAGAGAGGTTCGTACTAGCAAATTATTTAACTCCGCTACTATGGGATTCTATATCTCACGTAGTTGTAGCTGCTCGTGGTGCTATGGATTGGCTACAGCAGTGTGCTACTGATATATCGAAGACAGATAGTAGTATAGTATGGTGGACACCTCTAGGGTTTCCGGTACTACAAGATAAAAAGAAAATAAAGACTAAGCAGGTAGAAACTGAGTTGGCTGGGAGATTTAGAATAACAGTTGGTAACGAGTCTAACAAATCTGATGGGTTAAAGAATAAACTTGGTATTGCACCTAACTTTGTACACAGTATGGATGCTTGTCACCTCATGATGACTTGTAGATTAGCGGTTAGTATAGGTATTACAGACCTAGCTTTCATACATGATGACTACGGTACACACGCTGGAGATATTGATAACCTACACAGGATAATACGAGAAGCTTTCTTGGAACTTTATCAGGAAAATTCTCCGCTAATAGATTTTAAAATATTTAATGAAGATAACGCAAGTATTACGTTAATTGACCCTCCGATATCAGGAGGGCTAAAACTAGCGGAAGTCCTTGAAAGTCCGTACTTTTTTGGCTAACTCCCCTATTAAGTAGTACCAATAACCTTCCACGCTTCTAGTACGCCCACTGAATGACGTATGTGCATACAGATTCGCTCGTACAAGCGTACCGGGAAGGTTCTTACAAAGGAGACTTATGAAAAAGAAGAACAATATATTCACGGTAGAGATACCTAGAGTTTCGCATGATTTTGCTAAACATCTAGATATGGTATTCCCCGAGCTTAAAGTAAAGCCCGGTGTCTCATCAGATGAAAAGATGTTTAATGCTGGTCAACGCTCTGTTATAGACTTCATAAAGAATGCTGCTTCTGGTACAGTAGTGTCGGGTGATGAGTCCGATATAAAAGGAGCTACGGCTCAGAAATCCTTATTAAAAAGGCTATTAGGTAGCCAATGATATTAGATAAATGGGATTTTCGTGTAGCAGATGTAGTAGAGGTCGGAAAGACTTTTATGAACGAATCTAATTACAATCTTACATTTTCAGAGAAAAGAATGCTAGATGCACTATACTGCGTCATTTTAGACCCGGATGGTGACATCATCGTTGATTACAATGATAATGTACTTAATGGATTTGCTGTGCTACAGAGAACAGATGAATGCCATAAGGAGTACATAGGATACTTAAATAAATTCTATGTTCGACCAGAGAAGCGTTTAACTAAGACTAGTATCAGATTAATGAAGGAAGTTACTGCATGGTTTGATGATAAAGAGTGTGTTTACTCTTTTGCTAATTCTATGGCTATGATAGGTCATGATGAGGCTTTTATTAAACTAATGGAGAAATTTAATTACATTGAGACACCTTACGGTGGACTAATACGAGGAAACGATATGACTAATTTATTTAGAAAACCAAAGGTACATATACCTGCACCTGCTTTACCGTCAGAAGATAAGATACCTGCACCAACTGCTTTAGAAGATACTGGGGCAGATGTAGTTATTGGTTCTGGTAGTGGTAAATCTGGAGATGCTGGTACATTTACTGGGGATTCGACTAAGAATCAACGAGTATCTGGCAGGTCAGAAGTTAGGAAAAAGAAGAAAGGAGCTAATGTACTAGGCGGTACTGCTGCACAAACAGGCATTAACATATAGGAGGTATTTTTGGAAAATTATAAGCCGGGATACACGTCTTCTCCTACAGGTAAAACTAATACACTACAGCAAAGGTTTCAGACCCTAGATAATAAGAAATCATCTATTTATAGGAGATGCGAAGATTATGCTATGTGGACGTTACCTTATATCTTCCCTAGTTCCGGGCACGAGGATAGCGAGATGCAAGGACCTAAAGATAGTATTGGTCCGAGAGCAGTAAATAATCTTGCTAATAAGTTAATATTAACTTTATTCCCGGCCCATGCACCGTTCTTTAGATTGAATGCATCAGATGATGTACTAGAGGAGCTTGCACAAGAGGCTGACCAAGGTGCAGAAGAAGCTGGTATAATAATAGCTGAATTAGATAAAGCTCTTGCCCAAGGTGAGAAAAGTGCTATGAAGTTATTAGATTACACTAAGTTTCGTACCGAGGCTACTACTATTTCTAAACAACTAATCGTAACAGGTAACGCATTACAGTATAACCCAGAAGATGAAGATTCTTCTGTACAATCGTACAGTTTAAAAGATTATTGCATCGTTCGGGATTTATCTGGTACAGTTATTGAGATTATGACTAGAGATAAGAAAGCATTTAATACCTTTCCTAAAGATGTACAAGAGCAGATAATAGAGGCATCTAAAAAGAAGAAATACAAAGATTCTTCTGATGTTACTATCTACACTCAGGTATGTTTAAAAGAAGACGGTAAGTATCATTTAAAGCAAGCTGCGGATGAGTACCCTTTAGATTCTACGGGTACATGGACTCCAGAAGAGTTGCCTTGGATTCCCTTAACATGGAATTTGATACGAGGTGAAGATTACGGTAGAGGCTTAGTAGAAGATTACGCTGGAGCATTTCATGCTCTGTACGTACTAAATAACTCCATTGTGGATATGGTTGGTATTGCCGGGGATATAAAATTCCTAGTAGACCCTGCATCAGCAATAGACGTTAAGGAACTTAATCAGTCTGACTCAGGTAGCTACCATAGTGGTAGAGAGGGTGATGTAACTACATTACAGTTTGATAAGCAAGCCGATATGCAGTTTGTGGACTTAATGATAAAAAGGTTTGAGACTCAAATTAGTCAAGCATTTTTATTAAACAGTTCTGTACAACGTGACGCTGAACGTGTTACTGCGGAAGAGATACGTTATGTAGCCCAAGAACTAGAGGTTTCTCATGGTGGCGTATACAGTCGCTTCGCAGAAGACTGGCAGTTAAAATTAGCTATTATTTTATTACGTAAACTAGACTTTAAACTTGGTAAAGATAAGACAATATACCCACAGATAATTACTGGGTTAGATTCCTTATCTAGAGCTGGAGACTTAGACAATCTACGTTTATTTGTAATGGATATGCAGTTATTGAACGAAGTGCCGGAAGAGATACGTGCAGTTATCGACCCACAGAAATTCGCACAGTTTGTTGGCGTTAGGCGTGGAGTTGATTACGAGAAATTTACTAAAACTCCTGAGCAGTTACAGGCAGAACAGCAAGCTGCAATGGAACAACAACAACAACAAATGGCTATGCAAGCTCAATCTAATATAGCAGAGGAAGCTGGTAAACAGGCTATGCAAGAATAGAGGATAATATGACGACAGATACTAATACCAATACTAACGAAGGGGCTGAGGCTAACCAAACTGGTCTACCTGCTGGAGTTAAACCAGAAGATACCGACCAGCCAGTACGTGATGCTGGTGCTCCCGAAGGGCATAAACCAGAGGAGAGTAAGAATGAGGATTCTGCATCAGATGAAGAGACTAAGGATAAAAATACAGATGAAGATAGCACAGATAAATCTGATGCTGACTCTTCTGATGATAACGATAATTCTGAGGATTCTTCCGAAGAGGTAGAGTACATAAGCTATGGAGATGCTAACGCTGATGCAGTAGTAGATATACTAAAAGAAGGTGGTATACCTGCACAAGATGCTTTTAATCTTTTTAAAGAAGCTGCTGAGACAGGTGATATGTCTACTATAGATAAATCAGTACTTGTCGAAAAGTTAGGAAAATCTAAAGCTGATTTAGTAATGCTTGGTGTCGAGAAGTATTACACTACTACTATTCAAGCCACAAAAGACATTGCTGCTGCTGTGTATGCAGAGGCAGGTGGTGAAGACAATTACACTAAAGTACAGAAATGGGCTAAGGAAAAAAGTGATGCTGACCCTGAGTTTAAGACTAAGGTGGATAGCTTCAACCAAATGTTTGACTTGAATAAAACTGCTGCCTCTATAGCAGCTAGGGAACTAGTTACCCTATATAATGAAGACTCCGGTAACAGCTCGTTAACCAAAAATATAATTAATGGTGATACAGCAGTAAATACCGGGGATGTACAAACTTCGTACATAAATCGTGCTGACTACTTAAATAAGATGAAAGAGGCTCAGGAAAAGAACGACCATGTAGCTATCAAGAATTTAAGGGCACAACGCAAAAGTTCACTAAAATTTGATAATAAATAATAAAGGAATAAAATATGTCAGGAATACCTACTGATTCATCTCACCTATCCGATGTCGATACTGATTTAATCTTGGACGAATACGGAGGCGAGGTAGAAAGCCAATTCGCAAAATCTTCTATTATGAGAGAATTTGCTAAAGTACGTAAAGTAATGGGAACTGATACGGTAGTTAATAATCGTGTTGGTAGAACACAACTACAAGCTATTACTCCCGGTGTAAGACCAGAAGGTAAATCAACTGCTTTTGGTAAAGTAGCACTAACTATTGATACTGTAATTCTTGCTAGAGATAACCGCTCTATGCTTAATGAGCTACAGATACACTTCGATGCTCGTATGGAGCTAGGTCAAGACCACGGTAAAGAGATTGGTAAATTCTTCGATGAGGCGTTTATAATCCAATGTATCAAAGGTTCTCACCAAGCTGCTCCTACAGGTCTTAACAGTGCCATTGGTGCTGGTAAAGCAGTAGAGCTATTAGCTGCGAATGATGAGCTTGATGCTGATAAACTAGCAGGTGCTATCCAAGATATTATAGTTGACATGGAAGAAGAAGATATACCTGCTGAGGAGCTTGTAGTATTCGTTCGCCCATCTCAGTATAAAGTACTTAAGGATAACGATAAACTTATGAGTCGTGATTACGCTGCTGGTAATGGTGATTACGCTAAAGGACTTATATACGAAATCGAAGGTGCTCGTATAGTTAAGACTGCTCGTATACCAACCGCTGCTATCACTGGGCATAGATTATCTAATGCTAACAATGGTAATGCTTATGACCTAACTGCTGAGGAATCTGATGCAGTAGCAATCATAATGCACCCTAAGTCTCTAATGGCTGGTGAGACAATTCCCTTGACTTCTGATGTCTGGTTTAACAGAGAAGAGAAACAATGGTTCATTGATTCATTCCTAGCATTCGGTGTAACTGTTAACAGACCTGACGTATGCGGTACTGTTAATAAATATCGTGCATAACTAACAATGCCCTCCCTTGGTTCTTCCTTGGGAGGGTTCTTTTTTTTTTGGAGTACAGATGACTACGACATTAGAAGTACTAAACCACATGCTGAATGTTATAGGAGAAAGTCCTGTAACCGATGCATCATCTGACCACCCATCGGTACTATCAGCTAAAGTAGAACTTAACCGGGTACTCAAGGAGTTACAGGTTAGGGGATGGTGGTTTAACACAGAATACAATTTAAAATTATCTCCGAACGAATCTGGGCAAATTATCGTACCTACGGGTACTTTATATATAGACCCTGTAGACGCTTCGTCTAAATTAGTTCGGAGAGGAACAAAATTATACGACCCACAGAACCATACATTTGTCATAAGTACTGCTGTATACGTTAATTTACTATTACAGCTTACTATCGAGGATTTACCAGAATCTGCTGCTATGTACGTTATGCATAAATCAGCATACGATTTCTATGTAAATGACGATGGGGATGAGCAAAAATCTAATCGTTTAGATAAAGAGGTAACTAGGTCATGGGCTGTGTTACAGAAAGAGGAGCTTAAGGTAACTAACCTTAACGCAAAGAACAGACCTCATGTAGCACAACTAACATATAGAATGAAACAACATGGTGGTAATTATAATCCGATTTATCCGGGAGGTGGTTAATGGCTAAAGTAGATGGGAGTTTAAAATCCCTCATACAGGGTGTATCTCAACAGCCATCTAGGGCTAGATTACCCGGACAATGTACATTACAAGAGAATATGTCGTCTAACCCAGTAGACGGGCTTACGAGAAGACCGCCATTAGATTGGATTGATGATTTATTTGATGAGGCTACTGATGTACAATTCCATGATATAACACATGGTACAACAGATTACCTTGTATGCGTACTATCCGATGAAGTTAAGGTATTTACTTTAGACGGTACAGAGAAGACGGTGAATGAGATAGATTCTGCTTTTGATTATCTAGGCGGTGACGTAGAGTTTATCACCTTAGAGGATAAAACATATGTAGTTAATAAAGATACTACGGTAACTATGGAAACTGAGTTACCTTCTTTTATAGATTACGGTCCGATAGTATACATACGTGGTGGAAACTATGCTACTACTTATACGGTTACTGTGAACTGGAAGGATTCCGGTCCATCCGGTACAGCTAGAAGTGCTACGGTTACTTATAAAACCAGTACAACGGATGTAAATACAATTAGGACCTCATATATCGCTAATGAGTTAGAGACAGCCTTAGATGCCTCTACAGAGGATAGCTTCAATAGTTTATTTGATGTAGAGCGAGTAGAGGATACATTATACATACAGTGGAAGACCTCTACAGGGCGTACAGACTATTTTACAGTACTTGCTACAGATACATTGAGTGGTAAGAATATTGTAGAATGCAATAATGATATTAAGTTAATAAGCGATTTACCAAAAATAGCACCACACGGCTATTTCTTAAAAGTAACTGGAGATGGTTCACAGCAAGAGGATGATTACTACTTAGAATTTTCCGTTACTGCTGATGACCAAGGAGCAACTCCGGCATTAGGCGAGGGATTTGGTAAACCCGGAATTTGGATTGAAACCGTAAAGAGTGGTATTGAATACCTTATTAACAGAGCGACTATGCCCCATATACTCACATATGACTCAGCATCAGATGATTTTGATTTCGCTGAGGGTGAGTGGGCTGATAGGATAGTAGGTGATGAAGATAGTAATCCTAGTCCAACCTTTGTTGACCGTACTATAAATAGTATGGGGTACTTCCAAGGTCGATTAGTTATATTTTCCGGACCTGCGGTTATAATGAGCCGGACAGACAAACCACTAGATTTCTGGGCAGAGACCTCAGTTAAAGTTAATGACAGCGACCCTATAGATATACAATCTACGGCTGCTAAAGTTAATCAGATGCTTAAAGGTGTCCCAAATAACAGAGACCTAGTAGTATTCGCTGATAATGCTCAGTTTATTGTATTGGGCAGAAGTGCCCTTACACCATCTAATGCATCTCTAGTATTGACTACATCCTTTGAAGCCAATCTAACAGCTACTCCGGTAGCAGCAGGGCGTAATATATTCTTTGCTATAAATTATGGTAACTTTACAGGGATTCGTGAGTTCTTTACTTCGGATACAGCAGACATAAATGATTCTAGATTAATTACTCAACATGTATTGAAATACCTAGAAGGAAATGCTACAAGTTTAGCCTCAACTAGTAATCTAGATTTATTACTTGTACAGGCACAGGATGATGAAAAGGTGTTATATGCTTATGAGTACACATGGATAGATGATAGAAAGGCACAATCCTCGTGGAGTAAGTGGATATTTCCAGAGAATATTAAATACTTCTTCTTTAGAGAAAGTATGATATACATTGTCTCTAAGATATCTAATTCTTACATATTAGAAAAACTAGATATTAATACTTTAGCTGATACAGACTTAACTTATCAGGTAAAATTGGATAGGAAGCGTAGTATAGCCAGTGTAAACACTAGTATTGTTGACCCGTTACCTCATATAGCCGGAGTAGATTTATCTGATGCTGTTTATGTACAGGGTTCTGGTTGCCCTCATCCCGGTTTACGGGCTGTAGTATCCTCTGTAGATACCGGTACTAAAACCGTTACATTTACGGAAGATATGCTTGGTGGTACTGTGATATGCGGTATTCGTTTTACATCTAAATATAAGCCTACTATGCCAGTTGTTAAGGACGCTGATGGAGTTAAGGTAGGGACAGGTACACTAGTAGTATCTAAGTTCTTTGTCAATTGTAGACAAAGTGGACCTATGCAAGCTACAGTAATATCACCGTACAGGGACGATAAAGTATTGTCGTTTACTCCCCGTAGAGTTGGTAATCCTAATACTTTAATTGGACAAGCTGCTATAACAGACGCTGTGTACACTATACCGTTTAGAGATAATGTAGACAACGCTGAAATACAAATATCTACGGATAGCCATACTCCATTTAATGTAATGGATATTGAGTGGATAGGGCAATATAATAAACGTGGACAGCGTATAGGAGGAGGCTCATGAGTGTACTAAACTTTCTACAGGCAGGTATGTCGTACGGTGCAGACAAAACACAGTACACTGCCCAGAAGAAATGGCAAGAATATCAAAATAAAATGAAGGATTTATCCGCTACTGTCTCTCAGAATGCTTTAACAACAAATGAGTTATTAGCTGCGGATTCCTTCTTAAATCAAGCCTTTCAACTAAGAAAGGACTCCATATTTACTCGAGCTAAGGTAGAGGTTAACGCTGCTGCTGCTGGAGTAAAAGGAAAGTCGGTTAATCGTGTAGTCAGAGAAATTATAGGTAATTCTGCATCACGTGAAGCTGAAAGACAGGAGGCATTCCGTGTATCAATGCATGGTATAAGTCAACAACGTAAGCAAATTGAGTACGATGCTGCATTTGCTCATGATTACAGTTATATACCGAAGCCTAATGCTGCTTCTTATTATTTAGCTGCAACTCAGAAGAGTATAGACCAAGCTGCTAAAGCCTTTGCTGGAGGAGCTGGTGGTTAACATTAAATAAGGGAATATTATGGTACAAGGTTTTGAAAGACGAGAAGTGATTGAGGATGCAAATTCTAAATCACAAAACCTGCAAGCTAAGTCCCTACCAATACCCGGAGTAAGAACGCCTAAAGGAGCGGACTTCTCCCGGGTTGGTGAGACACAGAAAAAATTAGCGAACGCTTTAGGCGGTGCTGCCGAGTCCGTGGCTAACGGGTTAGGTATGTATGCAGAGAAGAAGATGGAAGATTGGAAAGTCGAGGGTGCTATGGCACGAGCTGCCGGGCAAACTCAAGAAGACTTAGCCCAATCAGGAAATAGATTCCACCGGGCTGGATGGCAAGCTTTAAATGCCAAGATAGCTGGTGATGAGCTTTATCAGAATGAATTGAATTATATACAGAACGAAGGTAAATCTTTAAGTACAAACGAGTTCCAGAGTTATTTATCCGGGAAAGTTAAAGAGTTAAAAGATAGTTTACCTGCGAATGACCAATCTACTAGAGAGATGATAAATTCGTATGCTATGGATATGTATCCTAAGCTAGTAAGTAAACAGTTAGTTCAACACAATGCGTATAATAAGACACAAACCTTAGATTCTGGTAGGAAAATACTAGCGAGTACCTCTGCTACAGATACTGAGGATGAGGTCCAAGATTTATTAGACCCTAGTCTTTATTCACTAGCTCCAGAAGACTTCGGAGATATGGTGTCTAATGGCTTAATGGATTCTTATAAGTTAGGTAATGGTGCTCCAGAGAAGTTTGAAGTTGCTATGCAAAATAAGGTTACAGAGATGGGATTATCCTTTGATTCTCCTACCCCTGCTGATGTTAAGTCCATTACTAATTTGATTGGTATGGCTGAGAGTAACAATAACTATAGTGCTGTATTCAATGGAGAAAATCCTGATTTAACTGGTATGACTATTAAAGAAGTTAAAGCGTTACAGGGAACTATGAAAGGACCTAGTACTGCGGTAGGTAAATACCAGATAATTGACGAAACTATGGACTATCTTATTAAGAAGCATGATTTACCTGACGATGCTGTATTTGATGAGGAGCTACAAGATAAGCTAGCAATAAGTTTACTGGAACGTAGGGGCATCAAAAAGTTCCTTACTGGGAAAATAACACCAGAGGAATTTCAGATGAATATAGCCCAAGAGTGGGCAGGATTACCTAAAGACTCCTCCGGTTTAAGCTACTATCATAATGATGGGCTAAATAAAGCTACTGTAGATATAGATAAGGTTAGACATGCCCTGCAGGCTGATAAAAGTAGTTTAGGTATATTTGATTACTTATCAGCAGTTGGTGCTTCTCAGGCTACTATAAATAAGGTTAGGACTGCTAGAGAAGGTTATCAAAGAGAGAAGTCTGCTAAGTTTGGTGCAGATAGATTACTTACAGAAGAAGGTATAAAGAAATCTGCTATAGATTTATCGGATGAGGATTTAATTAAAGAAATTGAAACCGTAAAAGATGAAAAAGGTTATAGTGATTCTTGGGCAAATAGTTTGTATAAATCTGCTCAGACTCAACGAGCACAGGCACTAAAAGAACGTAAAAAGGCTGCTGCTGTACAGACAATGATAGACACAAACTCTGTTATAAATGGCAGTACTGAGCAGCAACAAAAGGCAATTGATATAATCAAGACTACTGCCTTATCTTCTAATCCAGAAGCTTTAGACCCTAACTCACCGAACGCTTTTACTGCACAGAGAGAAGCTATGACAGATGTTTATCGGTTCATGCATTCTAATGGTATTACAGACAAGCGGTTGACAAATCAGTGGGAGGTAGCAACAACGGGAGATATAATAGATGGTAATGGTAAAGCAAAACCTGCTGCTGTAAATGCGTATGCTTCTTATTTAGACGCTAAAAGGGCTGTTAACGACCCACTCTTCGCAGAGAATTTACTAAGTGATAAGACTAAGGACTTATTTATATTAGCTGATTCATATAGTCAATCAGAAGATGGTGAAGATATAGAACAGGCATTAGTTAGTGCCTCTACCTTTATACAGAACCAAAATTCAAAAACAGGTACTAATAACTTACCGTGGTGGAAAGATAAGAATAAGGACAAAGAAGTTACTGAGCAATTAGTAGACGATACAATCCCCGGATTCTTAAATTTCTTCGGTGTGGGGCGTACCCAAGCCCAAAATAGGTGGCAAATTAACGAAGAGTCTGTAGAAGCTGCTGCGAAAAGTCCTGTGGTTATAAGTCGGATAAAGCATGAGGCTGCTCGTTTATGGCAAGCTACTAAACACTGGGATGACCCTAAAGCTGCTCAAGACCTAGCGGTTAAGAAAGCTTCATCTAAGATACTAGGGAAGTCAGAGTACGTAGCAGGTACATTTGTGTATACTGGCGACCAGCCAACTATAGCACAACGTATTGGTATGGGTGGTTCTAAGAACTCAGCTAATATGGTAGTATCTAGAATTATGTCTGAATTAGGTCCAACTATTTGGGAAGATTATAACGAAACAAACTTATACCCGGAGAATCAATCATGGGTAGACGATGTTCTCAGTACTCCCGGAGTTTTAATTGAGAAAGCTCAGGAGAAGGCTAGAGGTGTACCGGATTTCAACGTAATGTTAAATCAGAATGGTAATGCTTTAGTATTATTCCCGTACCTAGATTACAAAAGGGGCGACCAAGGAACTCCATTTATTTTACCTATTGAGAAAATGAAAGAAGCTGCTGGTTATCTGAATAAAGGGAATGAGGATGGTTTTAGAAAATGGTTAGAAACTCAAAAGAAAGAGGTGAATCCGACACGTTACATATCGGAAAGACTTAGAGGTAATTAATGACAGAAGAAACTACGGGGTTTGGTCTTGCACCAGACCCTAGATACTTTAGTCCTACAGGCGAGTTAACCTTAGATTCTCGTAGAGAACAGGAAAGACAAGCTAAGGAAGAACGAGACGGAGAACTTACATTACTTGATGAGGGTATGCGTTCGTTTAACACTATTTACGATGTAGCTGCGAACACGGCTATTGAATTAGGTACAGAGGATGACCCTAATTATGACCCTTTCAATGACCCGGGCTTATATGATAATATACCGGACGAGTTTCATAAGGAATTAGCTGCTTCCGGTAGTTCTATAGAAGCATGGGCTAAACGAGGGCGTGTAGAGCAAATCCTAGAAGATAGGCAGAAATTAGAGTTAGCTGGGTTTACTGGTACTGCTGCTAGTTTAGCTGCTAGTATTATTGATGCTGATGCTTTACTTATTCCAGTATCCGGTGGTACTTACCTAGGTACGAAAGCTAGCACAACGTTAGCTAAGATGGGTGTAAAACAAGGACGAGTCAGAGGAGCTATATCTGGTGTAGGTGCTGGTCTAGAGGCTGGTGCTATTACTGGAGGCGTTGGTGCTGCATTTGGTACAGCTACCGATGCTTCTGATGTTACATCCATGATGCTTGGTGGTATGGCTTTTGGTGGTACAATAGGGGCAGTTATAGGAAAAGGTCCTACAAGCTCGTATGACCAGATGTATAAAGCTAAAGCCGTTAATGACGAATACATACAGGCTAAGGATAGAGGATTTGTACCTGCTGGGACTATGATGTCCGAGGCTGGTTCATTGAGTGCTGGTAAAGTCCGTATGGTCGATACTCCAGCCAATCTTAGAGAATCTAGTAAAAAATGGTTCGATAAAGCTGCTGACGATACAAATGCAATTAATGCTATGAATGTGTTAAAGGGTAAATTAGATTCGGAGAGTACTAATGTTGATAATGTTATTGGTAGGGCTGCTCAGAAAGTGCAAAACTGGACTGACCGTTCCCCGTTAAAGAGCCTGTATTCTGAGGTAGCACACTTAGGCGTTATAGGAAATAAACTAGCGTATGATACCTTACATCATCCCGGTGGGTTGATTGATGGTTCTGTACCTGCTGCTAGTTATGATGCATTATATACACAAGAGTTATCAATACCTATACAGAACTATCATGGTTATGCTATGGAGTACATGGGTAAACCCCAAGATGGATTAAAGAATCGTGCTAAGAACATGTTTACTAGTAGAGATGCATATAATGACTTCAATAGACAGGTATTACTAGAATTAGAAACCCGTTATCATAGTAATGGTAAAGGTTTAGATGATGCCCATGAGTCAGTTAAGAAATTAGCTGATGAGTTAGACGAGATGCATAAAAAGGCTATAGATATCCAAAAAGGCATGGACGGAGAAACTTCGGTAAAGGGTGCAGAAGACTTACAACATAGGGCTGGATACTTCTCTAGGAAATGGAGTGGTGAGCAGATGAGTAAGTTCAAAGAAAAAGATATAGTTACCGCTCTTAGGGAATCCTACTTAAAATTACTACCAGAAGGTTCTATCGTAGATATTAAGACACTAGATAGTATTGTAAAGAGTATAGTAACTAGGTCTAAGGCATTGGATGAGGGCATAGATACCAATTTAATTGGTTTACTTCGTGATGGCGGTAAAGAGTTCTTAAGGGATACTTTAAAGAATAATAGCATATCAGACAAGCAAATACAATCTATTATAGATGCTTTTACTGGCTCTGCTGCGGAAAGAGCAAAACCGGGATTCCTAAAGAATCGTATTGAGTTAGACCTCCGTGTTAAAATACCCGGAACTGACAAAATGTTATTAGACTTATTAGAGCCGGATTTATACAAAGGGATGCACTACTATACACGTAAGGTGTCAGGTACTAGTGCATTAGCTAGAAAGGGATACCAACTTGGTGATAAGACTGAGATAATAGAGTCAATCAAGGACGAGATGGTAGCCAATGGTTTTAAAGGCGACTTAAACAGGGCAAACGATATGCTTGAGACTACATTCAGTTATTTCGGTGCTGGTGCAGTTGGTGAGGGCGTTGACCCATTACTCTTGTCTACAATGAGATTAACTAGACAATCCCTATTAGGAAGTCTTGGTTTAACTCAAATGACAGAGTTAGGTAATGTAATCCTAATGTCCGGTGTAGAGGCTACTATGAAGCAGATGCCTAAAGAGATGAAAGCAATATTCTCTGGTAAGAAAACTCCGCTTGTACAAGAGCTACACGATGCGTTTATCTTTATGGATAAAGACCATATCCTACATGATGACCAGCTAGCTTTAGATATTACGGGTAAGAGTACTGTACTACAGAATCAGTACGCAGATAGTGCTTATAAGGCTATAGCATTCGGTGATAAGTTGTCTGGACATACTTCGTTATTCTATCAGGCAATGACATTTAGCCAGAGACTTGCAATGTCGTCTGTTAACCACAAGTTATATAAATTGTTGGGTAAGGGCGAGTTAGATGCTAATACATCCCGTAGATTACTTGATGTAGGGCTTGATGATACTATGACTGAGATGTTACAATCGTATATTAACAAAGGTATTGTTAAGAAGGTTGATGGTGAGTTAACTATGAACTTTGATAAATGGAGTCCTAGTGATTTACAGGACTACAAGATAGCAATGCATACATTTGTTAATAGGGCAGTACAGAAGAATCTACCGGGTGAAGTACCTTACTGGGCTACTAAACAGTTCGGGAGATTTATGACTCAACTACGTATGTTTCCTATACAGGCATTCCAAAAACAATTCTTACGTAATATGAGACATGCTGATGAGACAACAAGCAAAGCTCTTTTATTCAACCTAGGAGTTGCTGCTATTGTGTATGCAACTAGTCAGATTATTAAGGGCAGAGGTGATAGGTTAACTCCTGAGCGTATAGCTAAAGGTGCTATTAACTATGCACCCACAACTGGGTGGCTTCCTATGGTTAGTGACCCACTAGTTGAGATTATGGGTATGCCGGGTTTACGTATGAATAAATATGGACCTCCGGGTAGAGCTACTGATGGTATAATACCTGTACCTCCAGCTATACCGACTATGAATAGAATGCTCCATCTACCGGGTGCAGCATTAGGTTCATTTAATGGTATTGATAGACAAGAGGCTTCGGCTTTAAGTTCTATCCCAATAGTTGGAAATATGTACGGATTTTCTGCTTTATTCAATTATTTAAAAGATAATTAGGAATTATGCTAAACTGTTGTTTATACGGTAGTTTAGCTAACTCCCCTATTAAGTAGTAACAAGGAGAATAAATTATATGGCAAATTCAGTTGTAACGGCTACTGGTGACGGTGTAACAGTCCAGTATACGTTAACCTTTACTCTAGGCATTTTGCGTAGGGATTATGTTACATGTAGAGTGGGTTCAGAGGTAGATGGTGTTGGAGACCCTGTATATAGAACTCTAGAGTGGGTATCCGATAGTATAGTAAATATACAAGGAACTGTACCTGCTGACGGTGAGTCAATAGTATTTACTAGGACTGTACCAAAGAACGCACTAATTCATGATTACTCTAATGGAGTTCCTGTTGAGGAAAGCAATCTAGATGAGAGTAATTTACAAACAATAATGTCTATTCATGAGTTCCTAGATGGACGTGTCGAGGGAGGTTTCCTCCAAGATATTCAGATGAATGGCTACAAGATATTAAACGTAGGTGATGGCGTGGCTGATACTGATGCTGCAAATATGGCACAAGTAAATGCTGTTACTACTGCTGCACAAGCTGCTGTTGATAGTACTGCTGCCGATGTAAGTACGTGTACTACAAAGGCTAGTGAAGCTTCTACTAGTGCTGCTGATGCAGAAGATTGGGCTAGTAAAACGGATGGTATCGTAGATGCTACTGATTACAGTTCTAAGGCTTTTGCTATAGGCGGTACAGGTGTAACGGATACTGCTGGTAGAGGAGCTGCTAAAGAATGGGCTACTAAAGCTGAGGATAGTACCGTAGATGGGGCAGAGTACAGTGCAAAGCACTATTCTGCCAAGGCATCTACTAGTGCTTCTGATGCTGCTGCTAGTGCTGCTGGAGTTAGTTTACCTAGTATAACTGTAACGGATACAGGAGCTATTTTACAGGTAAGTGCCGATGGTACTACACACCAATTACTTTTGCCGGGTACAGATGGGAAATTCTTAAAGAGTAACGGCCCAGATGCTTTGGTAAGCTACGAAGATATACCTAACGATGCCGAGTGGATTCAGTTAAGCACACAAACAGCCAGTGTTGATAGTGAGGTGGATTTTGACCTACCGAGCGGTTACACAGATTACAAGGTAATAGCTAGGAATTTAGTTAGTTCAACGGATGCTTCTAGCCATGTTATGTTAGTTTCAACAGATGATGGCTCAACATTCTTAAATACAGGTTACGACCAACAAGCACAACGTATAACGGAAGGGGTACAAAGTGTAACAGATGCAGGTTCAAGTCAATCTAGTTTTACTGTAGTTAAAAATGCTGGTAACGCAAGTACAGAGATAGGGACTATGGATGCTTTTATAATATATGATGCAGGAAATGCAAGTAATTACAAAGCTTTGGGTTCATCTGCCATTACGTTAACCAGTGGTGATAGAACAGAAATATACCAGAATTGGGGATATATAAGAACAACTAGTGCAGTTGATGCCTTAAGGTTTGATCCGCAAGGTAATATAAGTGGTGATTTTGAGTTATGGGGTAGAGTATAATGAAAGAATTACACGATGGGGCTAAAGTACTACTAAGTATACCCACTAAGATAAAGGGCGGTAAGAGATTCAAACTGACACAAGCAGAGATAGACGGGAAGGAACTAAAGGATGCTACCCTTGCCGAGAATGGGGTTCTAGAGTCCGTGTACCATAAACGTAATAAAGAGCGTGGTTCTTTGCAAGAACAATGGGAGTTCTTTATTGATAACGGTTATGCTGCACTTGTAGCTAGAGATAACAATATAAAGGCTAAATACCCTAAGCCTACAAAGAAGAAATAAGAGGGACTATGAGACATAATCTATTAGACTCATGCATGAGCTATAGTACATGTGGTATAGTCTTAGCTATAGAAGAGATAGATTGGATGACAGTTGGTGCTGTCGTCCTTTTAGTCGCTAGATTAGTTAAGGATTTACCGGATTCGTACGATTCTGTTAAAGGGCGTATAGCACGTTATAAACTAAAGAGAGATATTAAAAATGGCAAAGAAGACACTAAGTAAAGATAATAGGGCTATTGAAGGTACTATATTAGTAACTTGGGCTACACTGGCTGCCAATGATGAAGCTGCGGTACTTAATACCGAAAGATTCAGTGATAAGACTATTCACGTAAAAGGTACATTTGGTGGTACAGTTAGTATAGAAGGTTCTAATGACGCTAAAACTTGGGTTACTTTAACTGACCCACAAGGGAATGCCCTAGATTTCACCGCAGAGGGAGTTAAGCTTATTGCGGAACATCCCAAATTTATACGCCCAAATCCTAAGACAGGTGTATCGGCTGCTGACGTAATATTATACGGCATTAATTCGGATATAGAATAATGAACAGGAGACGTAGAAGATTATTATTTGGCTCGTCTCCTGCTGCTTTTGCATATATATACTTAGTAGATAATCTAGGTAATAATATAACGGATGAGTCCGGTAACAAAATAGTAATTAAGAAGAGGATATAATGGCTGACGAACAAATATCAGACCAAGGGTCGATAGGTGCACTAGCTGCCTTAGATAAATTGCTAGTTGATGATGTATCGGATTCAAATGTAACGAAGTACTGTACTTTGGATATGGTATCTACGTACGTAGGTACAAAGAATCTATCCGATTTAGCAGATGCTAGTACAGCACGTACAAATCTAGGCGTAGCAATCGGTAGTGACGTACAGGCACATAGTTCTGTATTAGACAGTACAACTGCGTCTTTCACAACTACCTTGAAAACAAAAGTAGACGGGATTGAAACCGGGGCTGACGTAACAGATGCTGCTAATGTAGATTCTGCTGGAGCAGTTATGGAGACAGATTACAGTCCGGCATTTAGTTTACTAGCCCAGCAATCTGGTACAGGTAGCCCTAGTGCAGTAAGTATTGGGACGGATACATTAGTAGGTCGTTTAACAGGCGGTGGTACTTTAATAGAAGATTTGACACCTACTCAAGTACGTACACTAATTAATGTAGAAGATGGTGCAGATGTAACCGATGCTACCAACGTAGCAGCAGCAGGTGGTCTAATTGATACTAATAATTTATCAGATGTAAACAATGCCGGAACAGCAAGAACAAACTTAGGATTAGCTATAGGTACTAATGTACAAGCATATAGTGCTGTATTATCAGGTACTGAGGAATCCTTTACAACCGTATTAAAGAACAAATTAGATGGTATTGAATCCTCTGCGGATGTAACCGATGCAACCAATGTAGCCTCGGCTGGTGCTTTAATGGCGAGTAATGTTACCGCTAACTGGGAAACAATGCTTAATGATGATTTATTCAGCATAAAGAAGGCTCAGGTTACATTAACAGCAGCTCAGATTAAGGCATTACATACTACACCCATCACACTAGTGAGTGCTCCGGGAGCTGGGAAATCTTTAGTTTTATGTGAGGCTTACTTTAAATTAAACTGGGTTACTCCTGCATACGCCTCGGTAGATGCTGCTGACAACCTACGTATTAGGTACACGGATAGCTCTGGTACTATAGTAGGGTTAGTAGAGACATTAGGTTTTCTAAACAATACTGCGGATACCTACGGGTATTTCCGGTCCGGTCAGTACTCATTTTCTATGATGGGCCTTATGGCGGAAAACGCCCCTTTAGTTATAGACCTAGTAGGGGCAGTAACTACAGGTAATAGTACGCTTACGTGTACTATATTATACAAAGAAGTAACATTAACGGATATATCATAATGGACTACCACTTTATAAATAGAACAAATTTAGTATTTGAGCCAACTAATCCAAACGGCTCTGTAGTATTAGTATTTCATGGTGGCTTTGGTACACCGGGGTTCATACAAAATACTACTAAATTAGAGACTGTATTTACAGATTCATATGTAGTGTACCCAAGCTCGGATACAAGTAAACTATGGAAGTCTGGGAATCAGGCAATAGATGTAGCTTACATACATAGCTTATTGTATCAACTAGCCTCTGATTATCCTGATATAGACCTTACACAGGTTCACTTAATTGGTCATAGCAATGGCGGTATGATGTGTTATAAGCTAGCTGGATACTTAAGTAAGTTCCCGTTCGCTAGTATTAATACACTATCGGCTTGTTATACGGCAGATGACGTATTTGAGTACACTGGTCCGGTATACCACTATCATACAGTAAATGATGTAATAGTGCCTATCGAGGGTGGGCAAGTATACCCTTCCTTGGTATGGACTATGGATGCAGTAAAATCAGCTAATTGCTTCTTCGATATAAGAAGCTTTAATTCGATGACTGATGACGATGCACATAAACTAAATAAAATATTGGAAAATTACCCAAGCCTATTTACGGAGATGAAGACCCGTTTAGGCATATAGGAGGCTTATGAGTAAAGCAACTGATAAGTTATTAGGAGAGTTACATGGTCGTGTAGCCAAAACAATGCTTGAGGCATTAGAGGCTAGCGACCAAGCTCAGGGCTTATTAGATGAGTACGAAACAGACTTACCTAATGACGTAGTAAACTATTTGAAGAAGTCGGCTATGAACAACCCAGCCCTTCTGACCGCTGTTACTAAATTTCTAAAAGATAATTCTATTACATGCGTTATTGAAGATAATAACGATATGTCTGAATTAGAAGAGAGATTGAAGAACAAGCGACATAAGAAGAGAATTGGTAATGTTGTACCGATTGACGAAAGTTAGTGTATATTACAGTGGGTATTTAATAGTACCCACGATAATGTATATTAATACTAAAGAGAGGACAAATGAATGAGAACGAGTTAGTATTAGCTACTAAACGTTGGCATGACCTCGGGCTTTTACAGGAGCATTACAAGAAATTTACAGATTTCTATTATGATGTATCTACAGAGTTCTTGGGGTTTGAATGCACAGATATCCAAATAGATATAGCTGAATACTTAGAAACAGGCGATTTATACCGGATGGTACAGGCACAGCGTGGTCAAGCAAAGACTACAATTACTGCCTGTTACGCTGTATGGCGTATACTGCATGACCCTAAGACGAGGATACTTATTATATCGGCTGGTGATAACGTGGCTACTCAAATAGCAAGTTGGATTGTACAGATAATCCAGAATATGCCTGAGTTAGAATGCCTACGCCCGGATACTAGTGCTGGTGACAGGGCTTCTGTAAAGGCTTTCGATGTACACCACAGTTTAAAGGGATTTGATAAATCTCCTAGTATAGCCTGTTTAGGTATAACTGCGAACATGCAGGGTTATCGTGCTGATGTGCTAATTGCAGATGATATTGAATCTAAGAAAAATTCACTTACTGCTGTACAGCGTGAAAAGCTTAATGACTTAACGAAGGACTTTACTTCTATATGCTCTACTGGAGATATTATATATCTAGGAACTCCCCAGACTAATGATTCTGTATATAACAGTTTACCTAGTCGTGGATTCCAAGTACGTATATGGACTGGTAGATATCCCACGGAAGAGGAATTACCTAATTATCAGGAGTTCTTAGCCCCGTTAATAATGAACAGGTTACTACAGAACCCTAGTTTACAGACTGGTGGTGGACCTACTGGAGAAAGGGGTAAACCGACTGACCCAGTACTCTTAGGAGAAGACAAACTTACTTCTAAAGAGATTGACCAAGGTAAGGCTTACTTCCAGCTACAGCATATGTTAGATACTAAGCTTATGGATGCAGATAGGTATCCACTTAAGTGTAAAGACTTAATATTCATGGATATCCAACCAGAGCGAACTAGTTTAAACATAGACTGGAGCAGGTCACAAGATAGGCGTATATACCCTCCACAGGGCTTCCCGTTACAGGAAGAGTTCTTTGCTGGTTCACAGACAGGAGAGGAGTACGGTTATTTTACTGGAACTAGTATGTATGTTGACCCGGCTGGTGGTGGTAAGAACGGTGATGAGCTGGCGTATGCCGTAGTTAAGTTCTTAGCTGGTCGCTTATACCTTATTGGTTGTGGTGGCTTCCCCGGTGGATACAGCGATGATAAACTAACTGCTTTGAACAAGGTAGTAGTTAAATACAAACCTACTATGATTCAAGTAGAGCAGAACTTTGGTAATGGTGCTTTCATGCATATATGGCAACCTAAGTTACAGAAAGCTTTAGATGAAATTGGTCATAAGGCTGGGATAGAAGAAGTCTGGGAATCTGGTCAGAAAGAGTTACGTATAATAGACATACTTGAGCCTATCATATCCAGTAATAGACTTATTGTAGATAAACAGATAATCCAAGATGACTGGGATACTGTACAGAAGTACCCTACGGAGAAGAGAGCTACTTATAGCCTATTCTTCCAGATGGCTAGACTTAGTAGAGACAAGGGTAGTTTAGTACACGATGACCGCCTAGATGCACTCGCTGGTGCATGTAGACATTGGGTTAACGCTTTGGCATTAGATGCTGAGAAAGCTGCTGCTAAGATTAAGAATGAGAATTACCAGAGATTAATGAATAACCCGTTAGGTAATGGTAGACCCCTTTTAGGTAATGGGTTTAAACAACCAAACGGACTAGATAAATTTAAAAGGAGAACCTAAATGGGCACTAAGAAAGATAATACGCCTAACGATAAAGACGCACAGCTTGCTAAGGAGCTTGGTCTAGATACATCTGAGGTACAACCTACCGAGAGTACAGAAGAGGTTGCTACAGAAGCTCCTGAGAGCACTGAGCAAGAAACTAAATCTACTTCTAAACCAAAAGAAGAAGAAACTGATAAACCTTTCCGTAAAATGAAGCCTACTATCTTCCCAGAAGAGAAGCAGACTAAAGCTAGAACTAAAGTTAAGTACAAAGAAGTTACTAAACAGATAGACCACGGTATTTCTGCTAATGCTTCACTTATCGTATTTCCAACTGATAGATTTGGCGTAACTAAAGACGTTAAGAAAGCTTTACTACACGCAGCATCTCGAATTGCTGGCGATTCTGCTAAAAAAGCTCTTGTTCTAGAGGTCATGGACATCTGTAGAGAGCATATTGAGCTTAAGTTTACAGAAGATAGAGAGTATCGTAAGAAATTAGCTGAGAGAGACGCTCAGAAGGCTAAGGAAGATAATGCGAGCAATAAATAAGCTTATAGTTCATTGCTCCGATACACCTAATGACCGGGATGTTACCGTAGAAGATATAAGAGATTGGCATGTTAACGGTAACGGTTGGTCAGATATTGGATATCACTATGTTATTGACCGTGACGGTAGAGTTCACTCCGGCAGACCTGTTAGGATTGCTGGTGCACACTGCCGTGGTCATAATGCAGATAGTATCGGAGTATGCTTAGTAGGAAGAGACCAATTCGAGGAATGGCAGTTTGATGCTTTACGTAAATTGTACGGGAGTTTATTAGGTATATTCCCTAAAATGAAGCCATTTGGTCATAGAGACTTTACAGATACCAAAACATGCCCTAACTTTGAAGTTAAGGAGGTACTTACGTGATGGGAATAGGCACGATACTTTCAATAGGTGA